TATCCTTTTGGCGATGCCACCGACCTCGTAAGAGGGCGGCGTTAGGGGTGTGGTGTGGCTGATTCAAGCCTCGGCTTGAAATCAGACATGCCACAGCACTAACGACAGGTGCGAAGCACAGGCATCGCTAAAAGGCTGTTTTTTATGTTTTTTGTTTCTGTGCCCCCAGTATTTATCTACTGAACCGGAAAATCCGCTGACCAAAAAAAGGGAGGACTACGAAAAGGAATAAAAAGCAAAAGTCCTGTAAATCTTTCGATTTACAGGACTTTGCGGAGAGAGAGGGAGAATTTTTTTGGGTACCTCAATCTTTTTGTTGGTTTTAACCGTTTGCACCTGCTTGTTAATAAAGATGTGAATTTGGTGGTTAGTCTGCTGGTGGTCTATTTTTCTTGTTGCTTTTTCAGCATTTCCACCATCTCTTCGAGTAGGGCTATTCTTTTATCCTTCTCGATGATGATTTGCTCTAATGACTTTGCTTTTCCTCGCAGTTCACCAATAGTGACGTTTGCCACTTGATTTGAATTGCCTACCACATTGTAGCCATAAGATTTGCTTCTTTGGAATAGCGCATCGATGGGTATGTCGAAGAAGTCGGCGATTTTTTCGAGGCGTGTCGCTGTTGGGTTGGCGCGAACCAACGAGGTAATAGAGCCATTGGATTGTAACTCAAGATGCTCTAATAAATCTTTGGCTTTTAACCCTCGCTCTTTTAATAATACATTGATAATTTGTCCGTTATACATCTTTTGTGAATTTATTAGTTATTTTTAACACTCTAAAACCAATAATATATTATAGGTTTTAGAAATATTTCTTAAATTTGTAGTGTAAAATTAGTTACAATTTTTGAAATACAATAATATTTTTACGAAAAAACATCATTATGGTTATTATTGACTATTACAAGGAACTTCCTGATTACAAGAAAACGATATTCAGGAAGCGAGCATTGGAGATTACTGAGTGGGCAGAGAGTACTTTCTATGCCAAGATGAAGAGCGGTGATTTCAAAAGACTTGAGAGCGAGGCCCTATTAAATTTGATTAAAAGTATCGACTATGATAGAGAGGATTGAATTTTACAACACGCCAGACGGCTCGGTGTGCTGCAAGCCAGAGGGCAAGCCTATGTTTATTCTTGATGAAGGCTGCCGTGGCTTGATTGAGGAGATGATAGTGACGATTAAAGAGCTTTATCCCGACGCTTTCAAGGCTTTGAGTGAGCTTTACTCGACCAGTAGCCGTAATCGCCTACTTTATGAATACCGCATTGTGCACCGCTTTATACGGTGCAACTTCGGCGAGTATGACGCTTTGACCGCAGATGTGGATGCTGTGGGCGGTCTGCACATCGAGGAGGTGAAATGCCCGATGCGAGGAGAGTGCAAATTGGAAGGCTGCGTGTGCCGTCCTCGTCTCCTGTCGGCACTGACAGCTCGCGAGCAAGAAGTGGCCAACCTCCTTGGTAAGGGCTACAGTAAGGCTGATGTGGCAGAATCCCTCCAAATATCGATTTGCACGGTCTCTCGGCATGTGTCGAATATTAAGGCGAGAATGCTCTTCCGCCACACTAACCAGATTGTGTCATACTTCAAAGAAAGGAATTGAGCTATGGGCTACAGGATTTCAGATTTCGAGAGAGCTATTCGCGGTCGTGAGGATATAGAATTTGATGAGATATACCTTAAAGGTGGCTATGTGGATGTGGTGATAGGCAAGGTGAGAGAGCAGATGAAGCGCAAGGTGCGCGGCAGTGTGCGTGTGCGCTCAAGGCGTGTGCGCTGGAACTGTGACGGTGTGTGCCTGGACATTTGTGGCAAACACCTCGACAACCTTAACCAATTCAACATTAAACTTTGAAGCTATGATTAGTGAGAGATATATCGAGCAGGTGCTGAACCGTGCAGACATTGTGGACGTGGTGGAGCGTAACATGGGAGCTTTGGGGCGAGGTATGAAAGCCTGCTGCCCATTCCATCAGGAGCGGACTCCGTCATTTCATGTGAACGCCCGCACTCAGACATGGCACTGCTTTGGAGGCTGTCCTCAGGGCGACAATGGTGGCGATGTGATCAGCTTTGTAATGAAATACAAGCACCTGGCCTTTCCAGAGGCAGTGAGAGACTTGGCCAAGCTATACGGTATAACGATAGAGGAGACTCGCGATGTGCTTACCGCCAAAGAGATAGAGGCTCGTCAGAAGCGTGAGGCCATGCTTTTGGTGAACGAGTGGGCGAGTTTGCACTACTCATCTGCCCTTTATGCTGACAACGCCAAGGCAAAGTTTGCGCTTAACTACGCTGTGGAGCGCAGAGGCTGGGGTGCTGAATATGTGGCGGAGAACGGTATTGGCTACGCTGACAGAGACCGCAGTTCGCTCTACGCTGCCGCCATTAAGGCTGGCCAGCCCATAGACTTGATGGTGGAGCTTGGCTTGCTTCGGCGCGATGATCACGGCGAGGTGTATGACTTTTATCGCGACCGGCTGATGATACCGATTCGTGACCGTTTCAGGCGCACGATAGGCTTTACCGCCCGTGCCCTTGGCGAGAGCAAGGCCAAATACATCAACAGCCCCACGAGTGCCGTGTATGAGAAAAAGCAGACGATATTCGGCATAGACAACGCCATCAGTGCAGCTCGGAAGGAGGATTTGTTCTACCTTGTGGAGGGCGCTCCCGATGTGATGAAGCTGCAGAGCCTTGGGATTGCCAACACGGTGGCCTCGCTTGGCGGCACGTGGAGCGAAGCGCATTTCAGTGCGCTCCAAAAGCACGCCAACCGCGTGTGCTTCATACCTGACGCTGATGTGCCTAAGCGAGGCGAGGCGATGGGTGCTGGCAAGAGGTTTGTGTGCTCCAATGGCAAGGCAGCCCTAAAGGCGGGTCTTGGCGTGACGGTGAAAGAGATACCGATGGACACCAAGGAGAAGCGCGACCCTGACAGCTACATCACGAGCGGCGCAGTGCTTCGGGGCCTTGAGGAGAGAGACTTCATTGTATGGTATGCGGAGCTACTGTTTGCCCCATGCGGTACAGTGGAGGCCAAGAGCGGTGTGGTGAGTGAGCTTACGGGGCTGCTTGCGATGATTTCGGACGAGGTGAAGGTGCAGATGCTTCTGAAGCAGCTTCAGCGGCTTTACCCTGACAAGGCTCTTTGGAAGGGAGCGCTAACGGCTGCGCGCAAGAGTGAGAAAGAGGCGAATGTGGTGGGTGACAAGGCGCAGCTGCTCAACCGCGAACTTTTGAAGAAATACGGCTTTTACGAGGATGGTAACTGCTACTATTCGCTTGCCAAGGACGGCGAGATGCAGTGGAGCAACTTTGTGATGGAGCCGATGTTTCACATTAAAGACCCACTTCTTCCGAAGCGGTTGTACCGCATCACGAACTATCGTGGTGTGAGCGAGATAATAGAGCTCAAGCAGGAAGAACTTGCCTCGCTTGGCAGATTTAAGCAGAAGGTGGAGGGCATAGGCAACTTCATTTGGCTTGCCAAGGAGGAGCACTTGACTAAGCTCAAGATGTACTTATATGAAAAGACGGAGACTGCTGTGGAGGTGACTCAGCTTGGCTGGAATGTGAAGGGCTTTTTCGCTTTCGGCAACGGCTGCTTTTATAGTGGGCGTTGGCACCCGACTGATGACTATGGCATAGTGCGCCTTGGCCAGGGTGTTGGGAACTACTATTTACCAGGCAACAGCAAGATATACCGTGAGAACCAGAAGTTGTTTGCCTTTGAGCGCAGATTTGTGCATTTGGGGTTGAACGGCATATCGCTAGCGGACTACTCCCAGAAGCTTATAGAGGTGTTTGGCGACAATGGCAAAGTTGGGTTGTGCTTTTTGCTTGCGACGCTTTTCCGCGATGTGGTGGCCGGTGTGACGAAGTCATTCCCGATTCTGAACCTGTTCGGACCGGTGGGCTCTGGCAAGAGCGAGCTTGGGCACTCGCTAATGAGCTTTTTCATCATAGACAACACCCCTCCTAACATTCAGAACTCGACGGTGCCAGCGATGGGCGACATAGTGGCTCAGTGCTCGAACGCCCTTGTTCACATTGACGAATACAAGAATGGCATAGACTACCTGAAGATAGAATTTCTTAAGGGCTTGTGGGACGGCAGTGGCCGCACTCGCATGAACTGGGAGGATAAGAAACGCGAGATTACTTCGGTGGATTGCGGTGTGATTTTGAGCGGCCAGGAGATGCCCACGGCAGACATTGCCCTATTCACTCGAGTGCTGTTTTTAACCTTCAACCAGAGTGTGTTTAGTGACGAGGCCAAGCGTCGGTTTGAGGAACTGAAGAAGATTCGCAAGCGTGGGCTGACACACTTGACGCTTGAGCTTCTTCGTCACCGTGCGAAATTCGAGAGTGAATTTGTTGGTAACTACAACACGGCGTTGAGCGATTTGGTTGCGAACACTCGTGGTGAAGACATTCAGGACCGTATATTGCGCAACTGGGGGGTGGTGCTTGGTGCAATGCGCACTCTGAGTGGTGTGGTGGATATGCCTTTCGGCTACGGCGAGATGCTGAAAATATGCGTGGAGCACGCTGTGGTTCAGAACAGCGAGTGCCACAGCAACAATGAGCTTGCAACCTTCTGGAATGTGGTGGCCTTTCTGCACCAGGATGGGCAGATATACATGGACGGCGACTTCAAGGTGAAATACATGGCACGCTTTAAGTGCGATGACACGAATGTGATAGAATGGGGCCGTGCTCGGCCTGTGCTGCTTTTGCGGAAGAACCGCCTGTTTATGCTCTACAAGCGCAACGGCAAGCAGGTGGGGAGCAGCACGCTTCCTGCTGAGACGCTCTCGTATTATCTTGAGAACTCGAAGGAATACATAGGTGTAAAGCGGAGTGTGCGCTTCAAGAACATTATAGACGGGCGGCGCGAGACAACTGTAGTGAAGGACGAGCACGGAGAGGAGAAGCTGAAGCCTGTGGACAGTGTGGACCGTGCGATGTGCTTTGACTATGAGCTTGTGCGTGAGCACTTTGGTATCAACCTTGAGGTGGTGGCGAGCGACGGTGGCGATGACGACTTTTGTGAGGTGCGTGAGCGGCAGAGTGTGCTGCCGCTTGACGAGGGTAGCGAGTGAGAGGGTGAGTTTTTCTTTGACGTTTGATGACGACCACGGCAGACTGCTTCCCTGCACCTGAAAGGGCTGTAGGGATTTTTTTTGCTTTTATCGCATTATTTTTTTGAGTTGATTATTTGTGCTACAAGAGCTACACTTGCTACAAATGTGTGTATGAGCGGATTGCTGTGCGTGTGGTGGTGCTACAAAAGTGCTACACTGTGCTACAATTTACTACAATAATATATATTTACTACAAAAGAGATATAAATAAAGGGAGTGTAGCGGTGTTGTACAATGATAGTTTGGTTGTTATGGTCTTGGTTGTGAGGTAGTTGGTAGTTTTGTGGTATATTGTAGTGCATGTAGCTAACGAATGATATATCAGAAATAAATAATAGGTATAATAAATATATTATTGTGTAACCAAAAATAATTTGTATATTTGCTGATATAAATGAGTGATTTTGTGATTTATATCAAGCTTGAGCAGTATTTGCGGGAGTGGCTTACGCACTCGCTTGGTGACCCTGTGTGCTTTCCTCCGGGCTCGAACGAAAATGCTGTGATTAGGGCATTTATCCAGCCTCTGCCTGCTGGGGAGGCTCCGAGTATGGGCGGGGGTGGCTGTGGTGAGACTGCGATATGCATACCAGACAGCAAGGCGAAGCCTGCTTGCCGGTATAACCACATGGGGGAGCGCGGAAAACGTGCGGTGCGTGAGGCGATATTGGATTTGTTTGTTCGTAACCTTTGGAGCGAGCTTCGCCCGATAGACTCGGTGAACATAGGCGTGAACACTCGAATAGCGGCGTGGTGTGAGCTTCACGGTATAGGTTTGGAGCGTGTGGAGACTGTGCGTCAAAAATACTACAGGATTCGGAATGCTTATAGCAAGCGTGGTGTGTGTCTTCACAATTTGACGCGTAATAATAAGGATGTGGAGGGCTGAATGGCTCGTAAACTGCACATTTGTGCACATTTGTGCACAAATGATAGACTATTAATTATATGCTACGGGATATGGGTGATGTGGTGCTTTATAACATCAGTAAGGTGGAATTTATAGAGGCGCGGTACTTGCGTGGTGTGGTGGCGCTTGGCGGTGGACTGGTGTGGCTGGGGTGCTGGCGCAACTTCAGTAAGCTTTGTGTGGCTGGGCTTGGCGAGATGGCTGTGAGCGAGGCTGTGGTGCATGGGAGCCGTGTGCGGACTGTGAAGCTGACGGTGCGTGTGCGTGACGGGCTGGAAGGTGTTGGTGTGCGTAGACTTGCGTGGCGTGTGACGTGTGTGGATGGCCGGCAGTGGCTTTTGGGCGGTGTGGAGCGTCCGTGGCCTGTGGCTTTGGTGGGCACTGACTTTCCGGGCGCGGTGACTGAGCGTGGTGGCGTGAGTGTAGCCGTGACATGGTCTAGTGCTGTGGGACCGCTGAGGATAGTGGACTGATGATAGTGGTATTTTTGCGTGGGTGTGGTGCAGTGTAATTTTGTGATATGAGTGTGTGATTAGTTTTTTGATAAAGATATAGAGGTATGGAATATCAACTTGTGATAGATGACTATATAGGCGACTGGTGGCTTGGTACGGACAAGCGTAGCGTGCGCGAGCGACTTTCGAAGTATGCGGGTGAGCATGTGGATGTGAAGATTTCATCGCTTGGCGGCTCGCTTGACGATGGTCTGGACATTATGCAGCAATTTTTGGACCATGGTGACGTGACTGCGCACCTTTACGGCTTTGTGGCAAGTGCTGCGACTGTGATTGCGATGGGGGCGCGTAAGATAGTGATGGGCAAGTATGCCTTATTTCTTGTGCACCAGTGCAGCAACTATGTGAGTGAATATGGGCAGATGAACGCGACGGACCTTCAGGCGGCGATTGAGCGGCTGGAAAGGAACAAGGAGGACAACGAGAAGATAGACGCGGTGCTTGCTGCGATGTATGCCTCTCGATGCAAGAACCACACTCAGGAGGAACTGCTTAATCTGCTTAAAGAGAGCAAGTGGCTGACTGCCGAGGAGGCACTTGACTGGGGCTTTGTGGACGAGGTGAGCCCGACCGACGACGATGCTCCAGAGTTGAGTGCGGCTCTTGCCAAGAAATTCAATGCAGCCGGGCTGCCTTTGACCGGTCTTGAGACGAAGATGGAGGGTGGCGGTGTGCTTCGCTCTATAGTGGAAACGCTGCGTGGCATCAAGGATATGCTGACTTGTAAGAATGAACCGGACATGTGTGATGAAGACTGTGGCCAAAACAATGTGAATATGGACTATGAATTTACGAATGTGGCGGCGCTTCTGGGAGTGGAGGCCCTCGCCATAACGGACGGCAGCATCACGCTGACGGCCGAAGAGATGCAGGTGATAGAGAATCGCCTGAACGAGCTCGAGGCTCAGCACACGGCAGACGCTGCGAAGCTTGCTGAGCGCGTGAGAGAGATTGAAGGTCTGAACGACCAGGTGAATAACTTACTTAATGCTCCTGCGGCGAGCACGGTGGATATGGCTTGCAGCGAGAGCGAAGGTGATGGTGTGAGCAGTAAAGAAATGTTTAACTCGATTAAAGACTTGATTTGACGAAATATGGGAAAGATGACAATTACGCCTGCTGAGCTTGCTCAGAGTGCGCACAAATACCGCAGTGACCTGCTTCAGATGCCAGTTCACTCGATGCAAGAGAGCCTTCAGCACATGAGCCTGCGTCGCGGTATTCGCTATGCGGAGACTGTGGGCGAGCTGACTGGCGACATAGAGATTGGTCCCTACAGTGAGACTCGAGTTGACGATGATGATTTGTCAATCAGTGGTCGCACGCTTTACACTTACTTTGGCAGTGTGGTGAAGAAATTCTCGCCCAACAGCCTTGTGAAGAGCATCTACGACTCTGCGGTAACGAAGGGCGAGGCTTTGAAGAATGTGGACATTGCGGTGAGGGTGCTATCATACTTAAGCGCCAAACTTGGCTCTAATCTTCAGAATGTGCTTTGGAGCGCGGTGAGGAATGAAACCGGTGACAAGAGTGTAGACCTTTTTGACGGCTTTGACACGATTACCAAGAAAGAGATTGAGGCCACCACCCCCGGCATTTCGGTGGGAGCCGGCAACCTTTACGAATTTTCTGAGGCCATCGGCGCGACCAACGCTGTGGATATGATTAAGGACTTTTGCGAGAGTGCGAGCGAGCACCTTGTGGATTCGGGTCAGCGCGTGAAGCTGTTTTGCAGCCCCTCTATATACAGGTGCTACCTGAAGGACTACCAAAGCACTGTGGGTGCGATACCTTACAACACGGAATACAAGAAGGCTGTGGTGGAGGGCTTCGAGAATGTGGAGTTTGTGCCGCTTTACAACAAGGCTAAATCGGGCTATATTCACTTGAGCACCCCATCAAATATGCTTGTAGGTGTGAATCAGGAAGGCGAAGAAGAGAATATCACCATTGAGAAGCATGAGGCCTTTGTGCTTCAGTACATCGCCACGATGTTTTTTGGTGTGCAATTTGAGAGTATTAACGCAGAACGCTTGCTTGTGGGCAAGCTTAAAGTTTGACAGAAAGGAGAAATAGACTATGGCTGAAAGTAAATGTGCGAGTAGCGCTCTGTATGAGAGCCTAGAATACTGCAAAGGCACGACCGTGCTTCCGGGCTTGCGCCCCCATGTGTACTACATTTCGAAGCATGACATAGCGAAGTGGCCAGAAGTGCAGTCGGCTGTTGCGAAAGGTGGCACTATGGGCACACTTGGCACCCTGAAGGGAGATTTCGTACTGAGTGCTGATGCGAAGTGGCGTAGAATAGACATTCTGACCAAGAGCAGCAGTGTGAAGAGCGAGAGCCAGGGGGACGCTCCGAGCAAGACGTTCAAGAACAGTGGCGTGTTTCTCTACCCAGGCAACAATTCGGACGCTGTGGCCTTCTGCCGTCAGGCTAACGCCGACGATTTGGTGTATTTGTGGCCCCAGCGCGATGGTCAGTACCGTGTGCTAGGCAATGAGATGTTTGAGACGAACACTACTCCGAGCCAAGAGAGTGGCAGTGGCGAGACTGATGCGAGCGGCACCACCATCAATGTGGAGGTGACCGACATTATGCCCTCTCCATTCTATGTGGGCAAGATAGAGACAGCCGACGGCAATTTCAGTGGAGCCGACGGCAGTGCGGTGACTGAGTTGCCCCAATAATTCCAAATCGGTCGTCATTAGGCCGTGTGAGGATTTTTCGGGAGGTGCAGATGGGCTGAAAGTGGTGCTCTCCACCTCCCGTTTCTTTTTTTTGAACTTTTTCAAGTTATCACTTTATGGACAATGAATTTACTGAACGGCTGAGCACATGGCTCAACACCCCCAAAAGCGAACGTGATGTGGCTGATGGAGCGATGCTTCTACTTCGCCTGAACAACAACCGGTATCTATACGCCAACATACTTCGCCGGCCCGACAAGATGGCCGACAAGCTGGAATACGAGCTTCGGAAACACTTGCGCATCAGGCTTGACGGTCTTACGCGTGGCGATGTTGTGAGACTTGAGGCACAAGTGATTCCTTCGGCGAAGGAGACGCTTTCCTCACCTCCGACAGTGGTTAGCACAGATGCAGAACTGGCCGAGGCGAGGGTGGTGAAAGGGCGACGTGCCGACCACGACACCCTTCCTCCATCAGTGCAAGCGTTATGGGAGGGCAATCTTCAACTGTACAAAACTATCAAGAATGTGTTTGAACAGCTGAAGACAATGGAGCACGCCCAGCCGTGCGACAGGTATGAGTATCTGAAGATACTTGACGAAGCTGACCGCAAGTACCGCAGCAATCTTGCGCAATATGACAACTTCGTGGCCGATGGTGAGCCTGTGGCATCCGCCACAGACAACTCCATAAGCGACGAAGCGCAGCGCAAAATTAATGCGGCACGCAAGACACTCAGCAAGTATAAGAAAATTCTTGCCAAGGCAAGAGGTGACATCGATGGCACAGCCATGGCGCGAGAGAAAATCATCGCTTGTATCGCGACGATACGAGAGAACGGCGGAGTGGTGGGTGATGCCGTGAGAGGCGAATTGAATGCTCTCGGCATAGTCATGGTAGACCATGCCGAAGCTTGACGGCAATCACCTGAAACCGTTGTCGTCAACGCCCGTGCAGGCTTATTTTGACAACCGTTTGCAGTTGGCAGATGTGATTGCCCACGTGCTTGCGCAAATCGGCCCGTCATCACTCACCATATCCACCTTCTCTACGAGCGACGGTTTTTTGCGCAGGCTTCACCGCTTCCGCAAAATGGGTTTGGTGACATCGTGCTCGCTGTACGTGGACTTGAAAGCCAGCCGCAAGACTATGCTTATAGCAGGGTTTATGCGTTCGGTGTGCGACCATGTGTATCTTTGCTCAAACCACAGCAAAGTGGTGCTGCTCGGCAATGCTCACCATAAAGTGGCCATTGTGACCTCGCAGAACCAGACACAGGGCAACCGCACCGAGTGTGGCATTATCACTACCGATTTATACACATACAACTATATCGCTAATGGATTCGTACAACTCAAAACTGCTGCATTACCTATCGACGGGCTTCAATCAGACGGCGCTCGATAAAATCGCCGAGTTGGCGGCAGCCTTAACGCCTATCAACGAGATAGCCGCGCTGCTTGACATCAACGAGGAGATGCTTCGCCTTGCCATCAACGACAAGTCGTCGCCAGTGCGCAAGGCCTACCTGAAAGCCAAAGCCAGCACTGCGCTGAAACTTCGCAAACAGGAGATTGAACTTGCCGAAGTGGGATCGCCTCTGGCGGTGCAGCTCACCAGTGCCTACCTTCGCGATATGCAAGCAGACGAAGACCTATGATACCCGCAATTCTTGACACAGCCAGAGACTACCTTTTTGCCGATGTGTGCAAAATGGCGGAAGCTGGGTTGCCCGATATTACGCAACGCCACCTTTTGCGCCTGCGTGACATCTACAACTATTGGCTGAGATTTCCACTCACCAAGGACCGAGAGCTTGTGACCTACATTCAGAACGTGTATGAGCTCCAGCCCACGCAAGCCTATGCCGACATTCGTCTGGTGAAAGCTCTGCTTGGCGACCTTCAGAAAACTACCAAGGAATATCACCGCTATCGGTTTATCGAGATGGTGAATGCGGCCTACGAAATGGCGCGCATCAACCGTGACGCTAAAAGCATGGTGGCCGCCGCCGACAAATATGCTAAATACACCCAGCTAGATAAAGAGGACCTGATAGACCGTGGTTTTGACAAAATCATCATTCAGCCATTCAAGCCCACAGACGACCCATCGGTGGCTGGCTTTAAACCTGTGCCAAACATACGCGAGAAGATTCAGAAGAAGATTGCTTCTTACTGGAATGAAGAGGTGGAGGAAGTGAGCTATGAGGCGGTGGAATTTGACGAAGATGCGATTTTTAAGCCCAAAGTCACTTAACTCGATCTTGGACAAGTCTTGCATGGAGTTTGGACAAGATGAATTATAGAAACCAAACTATCACAGAATGAAGCAACCTATCGAACCACAGCCGTTCTACTTGAATGACATACAGAACGAGGTGATTTACACTGGCGCCAAGGACACCATACTCTGCGCTGGGCGTGCATTGGGCAAGGGTGTGATACATGCCCTGTGGAATCTGCGCAACATGCAGCGTATGCCTGGCAGTGTGACTGGTATCGTGTCGCCAAACTGCAAGCGCGCACTGACCAACACGCTGCCGTCGATGCTCACCCATTGGGAAAAACTTGGCTACAAGCGCAATGTGCATTGGTGCATCGGAATCAAGCCTCCTAAATCATGGCATTGGCCAGAACCGATTTTCCGTCCTGAGAATTACGAGAATGTGCTGTCGTTCTACAATGGCAGCATCGGATTCATAATATCTCAAGACCGCGCTGGCACTTCAAACTCGCAATCATACGATGCACTCGACATTGATGAAGCCAAGTTTATCGACTTCGAGAAGTTGAAAGATGAGACCCTCCCAGCAAACCGTGGCAACCGCCAATACTTCGGCAAGCACTATTTCCATCATGGTATGCTTATCACCAGCGATATGCCTGTGACTAAGAAAGGATCGTGGTTTCTTGACTTCAAGAATAAATGTGACCCGGAACTGATTAAACTGATACAAGGGAGTGTGTATGAGGTGTGGCGAGTGGAACAGAAAATCAAGAACATGATTGCAGAAGGCAAGACCGTTCCAAATTGGCTACGCTCGCAGCTTCGCACGCTCAACCGCGACCTGTGCCGTATGCGCTCAGTCGCAACCTATTATCGTGAAGCTTCAACGATATACAATATGCAAGTGCTTGGTGAAGCCTTCATCAACCAGTTGAAGCGCGACCTCCCTCCACTTACCTTTCAGACTTCCGTGCTTTGCAAACGCATCGGCATTGCTCGTGATGGATTCTATTCGTCGATGACAAAGGGCAACAAGTATAGTGCCACCAATTTCTCGTATCTCGATAACCTTGAATACCAGTTCGACAAAATCAAAGATCCGTCATCGCTTGCCGATGCAGACGTTGACCCGAACCAAGCCCTGTGCATCGCATTCGATTACAATGCGAATATCAATTGGCTTGTGACTGGACAACCACGCAAGCAACAGCTACTGGTGCTTAAATCATTCTTTGTGAAGTTTGAGCGCAAGTTGCCTGAGCTGATAGATGATTTCTGCAAGTATTATCGTTACCATAAGCGCAGGGAGGTGGTGTTTTACTACGACAGCACGGCTCTGGGTTCAAATTACGCTGTGAATAAGGAGGACTTTCGCTGGGTTATCGTAAGCGAGTTTAAAAAACGTGGTTGGCGTGTGCGCGAGGTGTACATAGGCCGACCAATGCACCACATCGAGAAACAGTTGCTCATCAACCGTATGCTTGCTGGCCATGCTCGGCTTCGACCGATGTTCAACCGAGAGAACAACGAGGACTTGCTGGTGAGCGTGCAGACCGCAGGCATATATAATGGGCACAAGGATAAGCGTGGCGAAAAACTCGCGGAAACAGAGGAGGACAAGCTGGAGGCGCGCACCGATGGTAGCGATGCGTTTGACACTCTTTGTGTCGGGTGCGAGAAGTTTGCTCAGTCGTCACACGCTATACAGGTCACATCAGGGTGGTAAGTGGATGACAGAATTGCGCGAGCGTTTTGCACGGGCGCAGAGCGAATGACCGCTTGCATATTCCGCTAATGGCGAGGTGGTAAGCGTCAAAATGTCGTAGGGCAGTGGGGGCAGAACTTTCGTTCTGACCGCAGAAATGCGGTTGAATTTGGCTCGCAAAACGCTATTTGTCAAGCGTTTTGCGAGCTGGAGTAGCGAAAGATTTCGCTTTTCTCCCTCGTGGGACGTATCTATCGCACCTTTTTTCGTTGTGACAGAGGCTACTACGCCCCACGAGTTAAACAATTTCCGCAAGTGCGAAAATGAGAGCGGTTTTGGTATTTTAATTTACCAACACATTATTCTATTTTTACAAAAAATAAGATTATGGCAGATATAAACACAAAAGCTACAGTTGAAATTGAGGTTAATAGCCAATCGGCTAAAAAGAAACTTGCCGAACTTGAAACAAAAATGGCTGACCTTAACAAAAAGAAAGCCGAATTTGAACGAACAGGCAACACTGTTGGCCTTGTTAAAACTGAAAAGGAAATACAAAAGGTCAACCGCCAATTGAATACAGTACGAACAAACGCACAAAAGTGCGAAGCGGCTTTGCAAAAAATCAACTCGGCATCACCCAAAGAGTTGCGTATGGTACTGAAACAGCTGCAAAACGACCTCAATCACATTGAGCGAGGGTCTGCGGCTTGGAAGGCACACATTGAGACTATCAAGCGTGTGAAAGCCGAAATTAAAACCGTTGATGCGGAACTCCGTGAGCATGAAGGTATGCTTTCTCGCATCAACAGGAAGGTTAATGAATGGGGCATGAGCATTGCGAGTGCTACCGCCGCATTCACAGGCATTGTGTTTACTGCGCGTCAAGCTGTTCAAGCCTATGCTGATATGGAGGGAGAAATGGCAAATGTGCGAAAGTATACAGGTATGAGTGCGGCCGAAGTGGAATCTCTCAATAAGGCATTCAAAGGACTTGACACTCGCACAAGTCGTGAAGATTTGAATAAGTTGGCGCAGGAGGCTGGTAGGCTTGGTTTGCAGAGCCAAGAAGATGTGCTTGGTTTCGTGAAGGCTGCCAACCAAATCAATGTGGCACTTGATGACTTGGGTGATGGTGCTACACTTACGCTCTCTAAGCTCACCGACATATTCGGTGATAAAGAGCGTCTTGGTGTAGAAGACTCACTGCTTGCCGTTGGATCTGTGATAAGCGTACTGAGCCAGAACTGTACGGCATCGGCTCCATATCTTGCGCAATTTGCACAACGTATGGCTGGTGTGGGTAAGCAGGCAAATATGACTATCCCCGAAATTATGGGATTCGCTGCCGTACTCGATTCTCAAGGTCAGGCTGTGGAGATGAGTGCCACTGCATTGTCGCAACTTATTATGAAGCTGTTCCAGGATCCGGCCAAAATAGCAACGGCTACAGGCATGGACTTGCAGGCTTTTAATAAGGTACTGAAGGAAGATACTAATGAGGCTCTTTTAATGTTGTTTGACCGATTGCATTCTCTTGGCGATATGAGTGTGCTTGCTCCTGTGTTCTCTGATATGGGAACCGATGGCGCACGCGCATCGCAAGTGATTGCAGCTCTTGCCGGCAATGTGGCCACACTACGATGGGAACAAGGTGAAGCTAACAAGGCTTTCAAGGAAGGCACTTCGGTGACGAATGAGTACAATGTACAGAACTCCACTGTGCAAGCACGGCTTGATAAAGCTAAAAAAGGCTTCCACGAAATGGCGGTGGAACTTGGCGAAAAACTCGCTCCTGCCATGAAGTACGCCATCACAGGAACCAGTGCCATGATGCGTGTGGTTTCTACCACAGTCACATTCTTGAGTGACTATGCTGGTACAATTATCTCTACAGCGTCTGCCTATGGCATATACGTCGTTGCTACGAACGCTGCTTTAATTGTTGATAAGGTCAAATTGCTCTGGAACGAAAAACTCATAGCAAGTTTCAAACGACTATGGACAACTATTGCAACCAATCCATGGGGGGCTGTGGCTGTTGCCGTTGGTGTTGTAATTGGTCTGCTGATTGACCTAACACGACGTACTAATGCAGTTTCAGCTGCCGAATCTGCGCTTAATGATGTTCGCAAGGATGCTCGCAAAAAAATAGTTGACGAGCAAACTGAACTTGAGATATTGATTGACGCTGCTAATGATACGACTCAATCCTATGAAGACCAGAAGAAGGCTGTGGATAAACTGAACAAAACCATTCCCGGGTTCAATGGCAAAATTGACGCTACAACACGCGCATTCAGTTATTCAAAAAAAGCACTGGATGACTACATCAATAGCCTTATCCACCTTTACGAGGTAGAGGGTGGCAAAGAGAAATTTAAGGAGCTGGGAAAAGAAATGGCTGAACTTAAAATAGAAAAAAGGAAAGTTGAGAAGGATATTGCAACAGAAAAAGGACGGCAACAGGAACAAAACACTAAGATGTCGGGCAATTTCAACTATACAACGACAGGAGGTGCTTATGCTCCTGCTGGAGTTAACATCTCCATGCAAAATTCTTCAATCATGACTATTCTTGAAAATAAACTTGACAACATCAATGGCAAGATCAAAGATACTAAAGAGTCAATGGAGGCTCTTAAAGATGCTTATGGCAAAGATTGGTATAAACAGGACAAGGGCAAACCGAACATGCCTGTCAGTAGTTCTGGATTTACACCGACAAACGACAAGGCTGCCACTGCCGAAGAGAATAAGCGCCAAGCCGAAGAGAGGAAACGCAAGGCTGAAGAGGAAAGGCAGAAGCGTATAGCTGAGGCACTTGAGAAAAAAGAATTTAAGGTTGCTATGCAACTTGCGGATAGTAGCCTACAATTACAACTTAACGAGGCTAAAAAAAAGTATAAGGATGGTATAATAGATTATGAGAATTTTTTGAACGCTCAATACAGTGCTCAAAAAGACCATTATGAAACGGCTGTTGCTGTTTACAAAAAATTTGGTCTTGCTGAGACTAAGGAATACGAAGACCTTAAAGCTAAATGGCTTAAAAATGAGGACGATTTTGATAAGGCCATTAAAAAAAACAAAACAGACCGTTTAGCCGATACTCGAGATTCTGATAAAATTGCAGCAGAGATGGAGTTTTATAATCCGAATAATCCAGAAGCTTATAAAAATCAGCGTTTACTAAATGAAAAACTTGCCCAAATCAATCTTGAGTACTTAAGAAAATTCAGGGATGAACAAAACCTCGGTTCCAAAGAATATAATGACGCTCAGCGAGCCTTGGATAAAGCTACAAAAGAAGAAGAACTTCGCAAGCGGAAGCAACTTGAAACTGACCTTGCGGCATGGCTCTACATCTACACCCAAAAGGGGGCAAAAGAACGCATGGAAGCTGAATTGCTCGTGGTTCAGCAACTATATGAACAAAAGAGACTTGACGAGAAGGAGTTTCAAGAGGCCAAAGCTTCTATAGAGCGCAAGTATCGTGACGTGGCAAACAGCAAAACAGGAACTAAAGCCAAAAATCAGGACGCTGACGATGTGAAACTCGTTTACGAGCAACAACTCGCATCACTTGAAGATTTACACAATCAAAAGCTTATTTCGCAAGAAGATTACGAATCACGAAAATTTCAGATTGTGCAGAACTACCACAATAAAATTGTTGCACTGGTAAAAGACCAAGGTTCTGAATGGGCATTAATGATGACGAATCTTGTAGAAACATGGAAAGCAGGTTTTGAGGATTTAGGTTCCACTCTCCCCGAGAAGCTTCAATCTATCGCTAATATAGCATCTGCAAGTTTTGCGATTGTTAACGCAGGGATTCAGAGCTATACTTCCTATGCAAATGCGAGCCGTGATTTAGAGTTGGCAAAAGTTGAGAAACAATATAAGGCTCAAATTGAGGCTAAGAGAAAAACTGGCCAAGATACAACAAAACTTGAGGAGGAACAAAAAAAGAAAGAAGCAGCCATTAAATCTAAGTACAACAAACAGGCGATGGTGATTGAACTCGCTCAGGCTGTGGCATCAACCGCATTGGCAGCTATCAATGCTTACTCAAGCGCAGCCAAGGTGCCAGGTATTGGCTACATCATTGCTCCTATTGCCGCATCAATGGCAACAGCGGCTGGCGCATTGCAGATTGCCACTATCAAGAAACAGCATCAGGCACAGGCAATGGGCTATTATGATGGCGGTTTCACTCGACGTGATAATGATAATTGGCGAGAGGTTGGTGTTGTCCACGCTAACGAATTTGTCGCAAACCACGAGGCTGTTGCTAATCCGCAGTTGCGTCCGTTGCTTCGCCTGATAGACCAGGCGCAGCGCAATAACACAGTTGGTTCTCTTACCAGTGAAGATGTGAGCCGTGTCATAGGAAGGGGGGCAGTCTTTGCCACACCAGCTTCCAATCCACAGGGAGTCACAGATACACAAGGCTCTGTTATGGCTATGGTGGCGGCTTCAATGGATAAGCAGGCCGCTGCAACGAATGAACTCAACGCTCGACTTGCAAACGGTATCGAATCTTTTATGGTTATGGATGGTGAACGTGGTTTTGAACGCTCTTGGCGGCATTATCAACGGATGAAAAATAATCCGAAGCGTTAGTTTTCTTGTTATTGTATTTCTGTGATTATTTTGATTGGCGGTGCTCGTGATGGGTATCGCCAATCTGCTTTGTGTTTGGTTATGCGTTAGCGGTGAGCGCTACCTTCCTTCTTAGCACAAGCCCCCATTCAACCCTTTCGTGTCTATTGCCTTGTTTGTTATAATCATCAACTTGCAACATCATTGGCTAAAGTTGTATTCTACTTGCACTTTTGGACTTGATTGTCCCCCTCTTGCGCTCACCCCAAAATCTGCCTTTCACCCTTGATATTTGCTGGTTGCCCATCAGTGTGCTCACTTCTTGAGGTGTTGCACTACACAGTTTTCCCCTCCGCCACACATGCGATAGTTTTAGTTGGTCTGTCTGTCTTCCGTCGTGCTATCGCCCACTACTTTTGTATTCTCTGACGAAGCCTTTAAATCTACACACTGCGTTCCTTGGCTTTTGCCATATTGATGGCGGTATATACGAGGCAAGCTATTAAATCTGTTTTGCTGTTCAGCATCGTGAATTTATATGTGCCACAACAAATTCCGAGAGCTATTTTTCCTTTTACACCGCAAAGTTACGGCTTGGCTCAATATGCAAGGTCAGGCGTTGTTTCTGTCGAAATATCCAACCCAGAGGGTAGTATTTAGCCATAAAAACCTTGCTGGCAATTTAGCTCTTCACCTGTTACGTGGCAGTGTAAATAAAAAATATCAACTCTCAAAATTTTTATGTTATGGTACACATTTCAAACACTTCCGCTTTCGAGAACAGCAACAACATCTTTATGATAGCTCGCTACACTTACATTCCTACCACCGTTCAAGCAAACGGCAAAGCGTGGGGCATTCGCAAAAAAGTATGGAGATTTAAAGACGGCGACATCGCCACTTCCTCCGAAATAGCCAAATGGGTGAGCTTGACGCTCGACGAATCAATGCCAGACCTCGAAAACTGCACCTTCGTTTGCATACCTGCAAGCAGCGAGGAAAAAACACAGATGCGATACGAGCAATTCGCTCAAGAGGTGTGCGCAACGACACAGATGGATAACGCATACAATTACATCAAGGTAGAAGGCGAACGCCTCGCTATCCACGAGCATAAGGTGTGCAAGTCTGTTTCAAAAGTGCAAGTTCTTTCGTTCAACCACCAATTTTTCAACGGTCGCAAGGTGATTATATTCGACGATGTTATCACAAAAGGCAATAGCTTTGCCACGATGGTTGATTATCTTGAGGGACTGGGTGCAAAGGTGATTGGTGGCATTTTCCTCGCCGCTACCGCAATCCAAAACAACAAAGCATAAAACAATAGCCTCTCACATCGGGAGGCTATTGTTTTTTTTCTAATGACTATTATAATAACAATAAATATATTTTTGTAAACCAAAAATATATTATATCTTTATACAATCTATTTAATAAGAATGAAATGTGGAAAGTTTCTTATTCAACTGAACGTAAGTCTTTGGACTTCAGTTTGCCTACTTGTTGGGCCGACTTGAACGATGACGATTTAGCTTTGGTTTTTCGGTGCAAGGCTCGACGTGTTGCTCCCCACGAAGTGAAACTGTCAGCTCTGATGGGACTGACAGGCTTGCGTGTACTGCACCGCGAGGGTAACCAATGGCAGTGCTCGGTGCGTGTGGTGGGTAAACGTGAGCGTCTGCATTTTAGCCTTAATGCGGTTTTGTTTGATGGTTTGCTTGACAGTCTCAACTGGCTGGATGAACCGGGCGACAGTCCTGTGCGATGTGAAACTCTGCATGGCACGGTAGCCCTGCCAGCCAAGATGCACGGTGTGGACTTTGGCACTTATTTGCAGTGTGAGAATTGCTATCAAGGTATATTGCAAAGCCAAAATGAGGCAGCTGTTGTGCACTTATGCACTCTACTCTACCCGGGATCGAGAGGCAAGTTTTCGATGTGGGAGCAACTGATGGTAATCCAATGGTGGACACAGGTGAAGGGTATGTTTGCTCAGCAGATGCCCCATTTCTTCCGTCGATGTGATGGAGAGAGTGGCGGTGTGGATATGATGGCTGTTATGAATACCCAAATTCGAGCGCTCACCGGAGGTGATGTGACGAAAGAGAGTGAGATTTTAGCGATTGACACTTGGCGTGCTTTGACAGAACTTGACGCCAAAGCTAAGGAATCGGAGGAGTTTAACGCAAAAATGATGAAGTGATGGATGCAAAAAACTTTTTTGACTATATCGGATATTTTGAGAATTTGTGCCGTAGCAACAAACTGGCCCAAGACTTGAATTTCAAGTTTTGCACCTGTTCAGGCATCGAGACTCTGCAAGGTCCTCTCCAGCAATTCCGTACTGCACAAGCTTTCTTTTGTGTTGACGACACTAACGACGGCGCCACAATACGCGGTTCCAACGGAGGGTGGTTCAAGAAGCGTACGGTGACGGTGTTTTTGCTACATCGCTATAACATGAAGTTGATGGAGAGCTATATGGCAGCATTAGATAAATGCCGTGCGTTGTTTCGACAGCTGTTGACCCGAATGCTTGTTGACGAGGATGCATTGAACAACGAGATGGTGTATATGCGCACGCAGAATGTGTTGAGCCGCGAGTTGGGGCAATATTTTTTAAATGGCTGCACAGGTCTTTACTTTATGGTGGAGGTAGCAGAGCCTATTGACTTAACATTTGATTCAGACGAATGGAAGAACTAAACAGAAACAACATTGAACGCCAGCAACACATGTGGCTTGATAAGTGGTCTGAAAAAATGCTGGAGATTTGGCGCGACAGACTTACATTCTTTGACATCAAGGACACTGGCGCACTGATTGGGTCGTTTAGCGAAGACATAGCGCATGATGGACTTAGTGCCAATATTGTGATGCGTTTCCTCTCCTATGGCATTTATCAGGCCTACGGTGTGGGCTATGGCTACACTCATGGTAATGGAGGTGACCTTCCTTTTTTAGATGCCACTTACCGTAAGGAACACGGTTTGGATAGAGTGAGAAAGGTTGGACCTGCATGGGGTGGTTACTACACGAGCGGCGACCCACGAGAAAGGCGCGACTGGTTTGGCACGAAGCTTTTCGCCTCTACGATGAGGTTGAAGGAGACTATGGCTCACATGGTGGGCGAGGCTGGTGCTGCTATCCTGTGTGAAGCACTTGAGGACGCTCGCAAAACGATAGTGAAATAGTGTATTTTTATAGGTTTCTCTCCCAAACTATATTTGCAAAAAAACAATGATGATTTATGGCAAAAACGATAGATGAGCTTAAGAGTGCCGCGGCCATTGTGCGCGATGCCACTGAAGAAAAAGAAAATACAGCCTGGCGTGTGGGTGGCTTGCTTTTGGATTTGATAGACGCCCTAAAGTGCTATCAGCCATTGCTTGAAAGCGGCGTGAATATCAAGACTGTAAATGGTAAAACCATTATTGGCAGTGGCGACTTGAGAATTATTATCGACGCATATACTAAGGAAGAATGCAATGAGCTGCTCAAAAAAAAGGTGAGCCGTGTCGGTGACAGTATGGAGGGCGACTTGAACTTCCTCGCCAACGCCAGCGCGACGTTCAGCACTTCTGACGGAGGTTTGCACTTCATCGCCAACAACAGTGATGATATATTGGAGGTGACAACAGACAATAGCGACAAGTTCACCTTCGCAAATGAATCCACGCCAAAGGAGCACTCTTCCGCCGTGGTCGTGGGCGATACGCTGTTTAAGGCTCTGAAAGGTCTGGCCCCAGACGCGGCTTATTATGTCGACACAGGCACCAACGAGTTTAGAATGGACACGGTCAAAAACGCATCGCAGTACATCGCTATGGCAATCGCCGACATTGTCAACGGCAATAAGCTGCGTGACAAGAATATCGAAGCCAAGGCGGACTCGATGGAACTGCATGTGGTGCTGGCGTCAATGGGGATGTCGCTCGACAACGTGGACAACACCGGCGACTCCGCGATTATGTATGTGGCTAACGTGGGCGATATCTACTACAGCGAGGGGAAAGAACATCTTTTCTTCAAAAAGTCAGAAACGGAAACAATCGACCTTGGAACACCAAGCAACAATAAAATATACGCCAACGCCATGACTAAACGCCTGTATATATGGAGAGGAGGCACGTGGCGGCAGTGCAGCGGAGGCGGAGGTGCAACACAGATTGACGCATACACCAAAGCAGAGAGCGATGCGAGGTATCTGCGTGGGGAGGTGATTTACGAGGACTACTACTATCCGAACATGGGTAAAACGACCGACAATGTTAATTTTACGGATTCAACGGAAATTCTGCAACCGACAAAATTTCTCGAATCTTACACCGATGCAAATGGTGTAAGTTGGAACGATGTGTTTGAATGCGCGAGTTTCCCCGACTGGTTTGATTTTGCTGAGAAATCGTGTTATCCGTATGGTAATGGGAACTCTGTAGGTTATTTATTCATTCGTAACTATGTTGTTGATAACAATGAACTTAGTTATGACTTCTATACTTTGCAAAATAATAATATTGGGCAAAAATTGCCATATTATGCAAGTAGAAATGGTTTAGGGTTGAAAAAGATTGATGCAACACATTTCAAAGTGTATAATACAAAAGAAGGCACTACGGAATTTACTGCAATGAACAAGGCAAATGTTGACTGCTCGCTTTTTGCTTTCTCTCCATTAACTTATTGCCCAATATATGATATAGATGATTGCAATATAGTGAGAATAACATTAACAGGAAATATCCAATCACCCTCCCGTTATTCGAGTCTATTAAATAGCAGTTGCGATGTTGGATTGTTTGGTTATACTAACAGACAAGTGTTATATGGTGATGAATATGTAGAAATTGAAATCGACAAGAATAATAACAGGTGGAGGCAAATAAAAAGCGGTTATTCAATGTTTTACAGGTCAAATTACTCGCAAAATTGGAGTGCCAACAAACCAGAAAGTTATGAAAGCGAATGCCATTGCTTATGGAGTAAAATACCGAGTAATCAACAAGGAAAAATTTGTATGATTAACAAAAAAATATGTTATGCGTTTTCAAACAAATCAAATCCATTAACCATTCTGCAAATGGGGTGTAAAATTAAAATCGAGAAACTGGCATAAGATATGGAAATTAAAGTGAACACAAGGAAAAACGGCAAACGTGCCGTTGTGACTATGATGGCGGAGGAAGCGCAAATTGTGGCTAACGAGCCAGTGGTGGACGATAACGGATTGCTTCTATCGGAGATTGAACACTTAAAATCCGAACTGCAAGAGAGCGACTACAGGGTGATTAAATGCGCAGAGGCGATGGCCGTTGGCGCAGAGATGCCGTACGATGTGGCAAGCCTGCACAAGGTTCGCCAAGCGTTGAGAGATAAAATTAATGAATTGGAAAAGCAATTATGAAACATATCTATTACAAAAATGATTTCGCAGTGGAAATAACACTGCTCAGCGCCAGCGGAGAACCGACAGCTCCGCCTGTGTGGGAATGGAGTGTCGAGTTCTCCGGCGGAAGAAGGAGTTACGTCTGCGCACTCAAAAAGGGCAATGCCAAGGTGGTGGACAAGAAGATTATCTGTTACCTCGACAGGCACATGCTCGGCTGTGGAGTAATCACCTACAAGTTCGTGCAGTCTATCCCTAACGTAAATTATGCGGATGGGTATCAAACCGTCATCTCGCCCAAGTCGCTGCCTGTCGAACTGTGGGAAAAGGAGAGCGACGACGACTGCAACATTCAGAGCGAAATAGTGCCCAACTATGCGGTGTATGACGCATATATGATAGCCAAACAAAACGGCTACGAAGGTACGGCAGAGGAATTTTACCAAGGATTCAACAATAATGAGCGTGGCATTATCTATTTGGATATTAACGACTCTACAAAATTGCGTGTGCTTGGCGCCGAACGCTACCTCAATGACGAATATGTGCCGTTCATCTTCCGTAAGACCAGAAAGGCGAACACATACAAGGTAAAGAAAAATGGGGAATTAACGCGTTACAGAGAGAAAACCCGTAAAGGCTGGCATCCAATGGGGCAAATCGGTCAATGCGCCGTGGATAAAAATGGCGTGGTGAGCGTAAGAAAAGACGTCTTTGCAAACGGAGAAAGCAAAGAAATGAGCACACTTCCAGAATATTTCGTGCAAGATGGGTGGCTGACGCGCGGAGCGGTTCAAGAAGGAGGGTCTAATACTACGGTCCCCTATGGGAGATCCCGAATAAATCTGGAGAAAGAATGTGTACAAGATGAAACGACTGGAATGATGCGTACAAAATGGCGCAGAGTGAGGCTTTTGTACGGAATCGCATTCATCAAAAAGAAATATGTGGACAAGGTCACGAGGCTCGACCTGAGCCGGCTCGCTACGAATATCGCCACTTTCCACCTGTGCTGGGACGGCACGCAATACGTTCCAGAAGGCAATCTTGAAGAATGGTCAGACAATTTCCATTGGATTTTCAACAAATAAAAAAAACGTGGCACAAAACCACGCCTTCAAATCCCGGTGTGGCACAAAGCCAACATGGGTTCTTATTTCCGCGAGCGCAAAGCCTCCCGAACAACAATGCAAATATAATGATTTTTTACGATTTCACATAAATATGAGCGAGAAAAAAGATAAGTTTGACTAAATAAAAAATATATGAACTCAGAAAGAATTTACCAAATGTTTTTTTCGATACTGAGTGCCGTGGCTACGGCACTTGCTCCCACATTGCCTTATATATGTTTGTGTACAGCAGCTGTGCTGATGGACTGCTATACAGCTTGGCAACTTGGCAAGCGTGTGCGGAGGGTTCATCCTACCAAAACGACAAGAAATACTCCGAAATTCAATAGCCGTCATTTTGGCGAGGTACTTCGCACACTAATGAGCGTTTACGCCCTGTTGGTGTTTGCTCACTTTCTTCACACTTACGTTACCGATGCACTTCCATTCAACGCGCTGAAGCTTGCCGCAGGACTTGTGATTGGTAGAGAGGTTTGGAGTTGTCTTGAGAACACGAGTAGCTGCAACGGCAAGAAGTGGGCGAAACTTCTTCAGGAGATAATGGTGGACAAGACACAACGGCACTTTGACATTGATTTGTCTGCACTTAAGGACACCAAAGAGGAAGATTGTTGAAATTAAAAAAAAGTCGGTCGGGACAATTCGTTTACACGGCTCTTTCATTTAAGATAAAAGTAGAGACATAGTATCCCTTACCCGGTTCATTACGAATCGGGGCAACTTGACAATGCTGTATATCAGAAAGTTAATCTTCTGTCAAAAAT